AGCAAATAGAATTTAAATATTTTTATTTTTAAACATGTTAATAACACAGTTTTATTATATTTACATTTATAGGGAATTGTGTGTTTTGAATATCAAAGTTCATCCAAAGAGTCATAATGAGATGGAACTACGTCCTGAGGCCAGTATTTGCATCTTGTTATTTCTCTTAATAAGTTGCTATCTATCTGATCTGTTTGAATCAACACCTTAACACTCATTATATCCTCAGTTTCAAAAACATTCTTTATTTCTTTAACTGAGCTTACTATAGAGTTTTTTTCCTTTGGTGAAATAATATCATAGCCCTTTTCTATTACTATTTCAAGATTTGCCTGTGTAGGTTGGACATTTTTCACTTTAAACAATCTAACAAAATTATTTCTGGAAACCACTATATGCCCATTTACATAGTCAAACGTGTCCATCATAACAGCTCTCTCCGAAAGCACGTTATATTTATTAATCTTATTAATATCATTTGTTTTCCTAGTTGCAATAGACCAAGACAGCACTTGCAAAGGCCTATGGAATTTTTTCTGTTTTGAATTCTTGGAGTAAATTATTTCATACTGTATATCTTTCATATTGGACCTTTTCTGGAGTTGTCTGGGAAGTGTGTTTGTATAAATTTCCTGGGCAAAACAATCAAAGCCTTGATGAATTGTTTCACTTGCAGGATACATTAGATCGAACTCATCAGAATCTTCATCATCCTCATAACCCACTACACTTATTTTACTCATGTCAAAAAGGTCATCCATTAGTCCAACTCCCTCTTTTTTCAAATCCATAGTAGCAAATGTCCAGTCCTCTTTTTCAACATTCCCATCTTCTTCTTTTTCTTCTTCACCCATTTCATGCAATTCCTTTATGTCTCTCCTGCCTTCTGTAATTAATATTTTTGTTTCTTCCAATCTTTCAACATCTGACAGCTCTCCTGGGTAAGAGTCTCTTTTGAAAAGTTCTAACATTTTCCTGGAGTTCATTATATTAGTTATGTCATAGCCTTCATAAACAATCCTATCGTGTATAACAGATCCATCAGAATAAAGGTGAGACATATTTATAGTGAACATCTTAAGCTTACCAGTGTAAAGTGACAAGTTTTTACAAAAGAATTTTGGGTCCATATCTAGATTTATTCTTTTCCAATGTCCTTTCCATCTAACTTCTGAAAGCAAGTATATTGGAAGAGCTTCTACTTCTTCTTTATTGTCAACGCATCTATAGTCATGTGTGCAAAGCAATTTCATGCTTTTCCTGTCTTTTGCTTTTTTGAAAGTTATCTCCTCAGACTTAGACAGCTCCTCTTTTAATATAAAATCTACTGGCTTGTTTTTGTAATCATTCAACAGCATTTTCCCTATTTTGTAAATCATTATTGCTTTGTGACTAGAGGAGCCTTCGCAAAACATTTTTACATTTCCTTCTTTCCAATACTTTGTGAAACTCGCACATGTACCTCTGTAACGGATATATATGGTTACATTACCTCTTTTAATTTCTTTCCCGCTTATGTCTTTTAGGGTTTTTTCTTGAGAAGAATCCCAACCGTATTCAAAGAAGTTATCCTCACTCAACAGTTGCATTGCATAACGGCTATCATTCATTAAGAAAAGCTTTAAGTAAGCTAGGTATTGCTTTTCCACCCTGGTTAGTGTTTTTTCTAGAGGGTCATCTCTATCCATATCAATTATCCTTCCACAGCAGTTCCTACCCTCAACATCTCTGCACCTCTTTAGTATGTCCTTTTGGGTTTCCTCGTCTATTTTTGTTCTCACAGTCATAAAGCAATGAGACAAAACCATTCCTGTTATAACAGATCTTATGTCATTTAGCGTTGGAGTTCTCCCAATTACAACATGTTCTGTACCTATAAAGGGATCCTTTATTCTCATAGACATAGCTGCGTCTATTTTAAGTGTCTTGGTAGCATAGCAGTGAACTTCCATATGCCCTTTAATAAAGCTCAGTATGTCCCTTCTTTCCTTGCTTGTAGACATACACACAGTTCTCACTAGTTTATTGTTGCTTAGCATTTTTGAGATTAAAGATATTGCTTCTCTTTTATTGTTGTTCATGCAATCTTCCAGGAAACCATAGGTTTGGAATAGCATATCTTTGTCTTTTTTGACTGATTCCCAGTCTGTTCCCGGCAATGAATTCCTTATAGCAATCTCTGGATTGTCTATATACTGTAAGAGCAAATCATTTTGACCAGATGTAGGAATCCACTTTGGTCTTGGAGATACATAGCATGCCACTGTGTTACCGATATATTTTTTACTCCGATTTCCTTCTCTTATAGACATAGTGGAAAACATGTCATATATTGTCATTGGAGTAGAATCACCATTCAGGACATATCTAAGTAAAAGAATTGTATCCTCATCTTTTGGCATTTCTTTGTACTTTATGTATATTTCCTTCATTGTAAAAGTGTTTTTATTCCATTCTTCAGTCTTCATAGATTCCCTAGTTGGCAGTTGTGTGTTGTAAAAGTCTCTTAGCTCTTCTGGTGTCATTAATGTCATACATTTTCCTGAGCTAAACATAGATAGCCTGAGTGTCCTGATTGACCTTGTGTCCCTGTTGTATGCTTTGATAAAGCTGTTGCTCCAGTATTTGCTTGCCATCCAAATGTGTAGATCTCTAGGGTTTGTAGGCTTGGTGAAATTATAGCTCGGGTTTTCTTCTAGAAAGGCTATAGCTTCTTTGCTTCCTATTCCAGTTTCAGATTCAACATAGCTCCTTATCTTTTTCACAATATCACTGTACCTGTTGTATAAGAAATCGGGTCTAAACCTGCCGCTCCAAATTCCTTCAATCTCTGGGTTTCTTTTTGATAAGTGTAGTACCCTCTTAAGATCATCCCTATATCCATTTAAATACAGTCTTACATTGTTTGGGTCTCCTTTGCAAAGAAGATAGAATATTGGGAGCATGTCACTTTGTCCAAAAAATTCAACCGGTTCTTTGAATTTGTTTTCATTTGCCCAGCTTAAGGAATAGGATTTTCTTAAAGAGTACATATGAAGTCTAAGGAACATGTAACAAGAATCTAGTGGGACTCCTAATCTAACACACTCTGAAGTTCTTGAACACACGAAATCTGAATCACCAGGAAATCCTTCAGAGGGTAATGTTGTTGTGCACTCTTTTGTCTTTTTGATAGTTGGATAGCAAGTTGAACCGTTAAACCCAAAAAGAGATATAAACTCCAAGAATACATACTGGCAGTTTGTCTTCTTAGAACTATCTTTTATTCCACAGCACCTAAAGATTGTTTTGTGTAAAGATCTGAACAATTCGAAATCTTCTCTATTTTCACAGCAAACCACTAGGCAATAGTCATCAGAATGGACAAGATACTTGCACATTATTTTTTTTCTGGGAAACATTTCTTTCCACAATTCTAAGGTGTAATTGTTTGCTATATCGCTCTTAAGCGAT